GTTTGGCAGCGTAGTTTTAGCGGATCGGACAGTGATTACACATACTACTATTGGGCATCACGTTACATAGATGTACTTGGCGAAAATTATGTTATAGCCGGGTATACATATACTCCATCATCAACTAGTAATGCTGAAGCAATTACGGTGCAATTAAAAACTGATGGTTCAGGCACCGGTGTGTACGGTAGTTTTACATATGGAATTCCTACTTTTACTGAATCTACCCCCGCTATTACTGTACAGGCCTCAACATTGACCGCATCAGTTGCAGGTCTTACTATTAGTGCAGGTAGTTTAGCCACAGCCGATCTAACTAAAACCTCGGCATACGCATATATGTTTGGCGGTGCCCAGACCTGGTCTTTTAATGCGGATGGATCGCTCAGTCTACCAGGGTATAGTATTCCAGGCGGTGATGGGGTAGCAGGTGCCCTGCTACAAACAGACGGTGCCGGAACTGGAAATTGGACACCTTATGGATTTCCCTTAGTGGACGGTTCTGCTGGTGAAACTCTAATCACAGACGGCGCAGGTAATGTGTCATGGCAGCCCATAAGTGTAAATCCAGGAGGTTCTGATACACAGGTTCAATACAATGATGGCGGCATACTTGGCGGTAATAGTGCCCTTACTTTTGATAAAGTAACTGGTACTCTACAATCAACTAATACAACAGTTACGGATACACTAGATGTGCCGTATATAACAAATGCTAGCGACATTACAGTGGAGTTGGGATCAGATTTGTTAACACCAGTTAATCCATGGTTTAGATTATCACAGTTTGCTTATGGTAATTATGCTGAGACTAAAAGGGTAAAATTTGATAGTTCCGGTGCAATTTATCTAGCATCACATCTAGATGGAACTAGTAATTATGATGTTATAGTAAAATATGATTCTAATGGTAATGTATTGTGGCAAGTATCACCTATTAATGTAGGATACATCATTGATATGACAATTATGGGTGGTGCAGTTTATATTAGTTCAGAATTTTCACTTACCTCTATTTCAGCAAGTACTGGAGCGTATTTATGGCGTATAGACTATGAAGTTGGTTCTTCATATTTTGAAAATTATTTAGCAAATGATGGCACTTTTATATACCATATAATTGGTAATATTATATACCCAACATATTCGTCTGTGATATTTAAAATATCTTCAGTTGGAGCAATAGTTTGGCAACGTGAATTACCGACACCTGTTACAATCTCGTCAATAACAGTTGATGCTGCGGGCAGTTTAATACTGGCCGGTAATTATGATTACACTGACACCCTTTTAATAAAGATGGATTCGTCTGGTAATATTGTTTGGAAATACAGGTATACACCTACAGCACTTCAGCCGGATAACGTTTCATTTACTGTTACTGACTCAACGCTTAATATATATAATTGGATTACGACATTCGGTGTAGCACCTACCTACGGCGCTATAGGAATATTAGTTAAGTATAATAGTTCTGGAGATTTACAATGGGCATACTCTTTTTCACCAGTATCTCCAACAACTGAACTAGAGGTTGCTTATCCAAAGGGGTTGGCAATTGACAATAATGACCTGATTTATGTTTATGGCAACGCATTTGGAAATGCAGAATATGATGATTCAATGCTTTTGTACTGTATAAATTCTTCTGGTACACTACAATGGCAAAAACATATTTTCAGTTTGACAGGAAATATATTTTCTTACTACAACGACAGTTGGGCCAGCCTTGTAGATGTATGGCCTCGTCCAGGTGGTGCACCACAGGAAATTGCAATAGCAGCCAATTCATATGGAGCAACATTAGGTAATACCGTGATGGATATATATACTACTAGTTTTGTTGCCAGATTACCGGCGGTAAACGTAGCACAAACAATTGAAAGTTCGGGGTTTATATACAGAACTCCGTCGGGTACCCAATTAATTTCACATTCCTTAACACAAGTACCACTAACTGAAACTGTAAGTGTATCAACATATACCTCTACGCTTTATAGTGGTACATCTGCTCTAGTGACATTGGAATCTTGGTTAGGAAGATTCGGTTATTATAGTTGGGTGTTTTATCAGAATGGAAAGACACAAATTTCTTCCACCTTTTTATTACCACAGGTACAAGGAGAAGAGAATTCGGTTTTGACTGCGGATAGTTGGACAAGTGGTTTTACTGAATGGCAATTACCGGCAGTTGTTGATAGAAGTATAGATTACTCATGGTCAGGTAAACAAACATTTACAAGTGGAGCGGTAACTAATAATTTAATTAGACCATGGCAGACTTTGGCTGTTGCTTTAAGTGGAACAGTGAATGCAACATTTATTGTGAGCGATACTGGTGTGCAGTATTATACTGTCCCTGCCGCTGGAAATTGGTCTGTTGTCTTTGGTTATAGTGCCGCCACAAATGAAACTGTTACCTATGAGATTTACGTAACACAAGGTGCAACTGCATACTACAACAAAGATGTTTGGATACAAGACACCGTGGTTTCAAACATTTCCTGGTTTACCGAAAGACCACTAAGTGGCAATCCTAATAGTGTGGATAGATATGTTTATAATATAACAAACACAGGTACCGGGTGGAGGGTGGAGGCTGGAAGATATAAGTATGTACCAAATACTCTGCCATATCCATACTGGGTTTCCTTGATAAGTAATGGTGTCCAAAATATTGTCAGCGACTTAGTATTAGATCCATCTAACAATGTTTATGTATTGTCGCAAACTTATTCGTCCGCTAAATATATCACTAAATTGAATTCCTCGGGGGCACTAGAATGGTCAACAAGAATTCAGGGAGGTGTTGGATTTAGCGCCGAGGGATATCAAAAAATAGCAATAGACTCATCTGGAAATACCTACGCAGTTAGTTGGACAAATAGTTCTGTCTCTGCATTTATTATAAAAATTAATTCATCTGGAGCAGTTCAGTGGCAAAAACAAATTACAGGTTTTGCAACTAATCCTATAATTATTGGTACAAACCTGTATATAGGGTTGCGAATTGTTTCTACTTCGTATATTGTAAGATATGATACTACAACTGGTAATATTGACTGGCAGAGACAAATATCAAGCAATATTTCAGTACATTCTTTAGGCGTGGATAGTAGTAATAATATATACATCGCTGGAACAACCACAATTATTAAAATTGATACCAGTGGGTCAATACTTTGGCAAAAAAGTTATACAAATCAACCAATGTATTATATGGTGGTAACTCCAACAGGTAATGTGGCAACGTTTGGTGCCGGCCCCAGTATCAATAGGGTAGTTCAACTAATAAATGGTTCCACTGGTGTGCCTATTTGGGCTAGTCAAATTTCTGGAAATTTTACAGCAACAACGGCAACAAATATTGCAGCAGACTCATCTGACAATATAGTTATATCAAGTTATCAATATCCAGATGCTAGAATTTTAAAATTAAATAGTAGTGGTACCGTATTATGGAATAATAAATTCAATCAATTTACATCTATGTTTGGACTAAAAATAGGTAGCACTGGCACAATTTATACTGGTGGTTATAGCGGTAATATGTATCTTTTTAAGATGCCCGCAGATGGATCTGGTCTAAATGTCTATAGATGGAATGTAAATTTTTATAACTTTATAGTTTCTAGAGACACCGCTAGTTCTGCTATTATTTCCGCTCCCCAGACAAATACAGCCTTAACTCTATCTGTAAGTGCATTAACTGATACAGCAACTACATTTACTGTAGATTCAATTACAACAACATCTTCTTTAATGGAAGTTATACCAACTAGTTAAATTTACCGGAGCATTCTTGGTGGCAACAACCCTTTTCCCCCTACAATATCTACGTCAAGGTGCTTTACCTATTGATGTGGATAGTGTGTTTCAAACCACGGTAGAAAGAGTAGCATATCTTGCTAATGGTAGAAGGTATCCTGGCCAAGTTGTTGCAGACAATGAAGATAACAAAGTTTATGTTTTAAACTCGACTAGTGACGCATGGATAGAACTAGGATCGGGTGGAGCAATACCGGCCGGTAATACAGGAGATGTGCAATGGAATAACTCGGGGAGTATGGGTGCAGATTCTGGATTTACTTTTGATGAATCCACGGCAGCGGTGGGTTTGTCAAATTTGACAAATTCAACATCAACAGGTGTACAGGTTCAAGTTGATTTTGGTGGAAATCCTATTTGGAATTTTACCAGCAATGGTAGACTAAATTTTCCAAACTGGAATTTACCAGCAGATGGTAAATTAATACCGGATGATGGAGTTTTAGGATCAATAATCGCGGCTGATGGGGTTGACGGTGCCGGCACTTCTTTTTGGACACCATATTATCTGCCATTGACCGACGGTTCAACGGGCAATATTTTAATAACAGACGGTTCTGGAGCCGTGACATGGCAAATTGTTGACTCTGCTGCCGGCATTAATGGCTCAGTACAGTTTAATGACGGTGGTAGTTTTGGCGGTCAGGCCGGATTTCAATTTTCTAATGCCACATCTACCCTAACAACAGAAAATTTAAATGTAACCACAGAACTTACCGTTGGTTATGCCACTAATAGTTCAAGTCCTGGTAATATCACAGTTGAATATAACCAGCAACCTGGACGATGCTGGGTTAATCAAATAGGAGCAAGTTTTGCTTACCCTAAGGCCATTAAATTTGATAATAGCGGAGAAAATGTATATGCGGTAATGTGGTTATTTACAACTTATGGGGACACACTTATTAAGTTTAGTACAGGGCAGTTTGACACATATAATGCTGGCAATATAGTATGGAAAGTAGATTTAAATCTGTCTGTATATGATCTTTGCGTTAATAGTTTTAACGAAATATTTGTCATAGGAACAAAATCGTCTACTGATATTATATACATATTAAAAATTAGTATTTTTGGAACAATTGAATGGCAACATGAGATACCATCAACCTTAGGTGCCTATAGTACATTGGCTTTACATAATTCTGGCACAGATATTGTTATAGCATATTCTGACAATCCAGTTGTTGGTGTAACAAAAACATTGTATGTAAGAAAAATTGACAGATTTTCTAATACACTCTGGCAAATTTCAAGTGATATATCTTCTTTTTTGCCAGACATGGAGTGCAGTAACATAATTACAGAAATATCTGGTAATATAATATTATCTTTAATTTCAAGTGGCACAGGTTCAACTACATATCCAGACATAGGGTTGATGAAATTCAATTCTGCCGGTACGTTATTATGGGCTAAAAAATATAGTGCGCCATCAAATAGAATAGGAGGCCATACTGTATTAATTGATGTTGACTCCGTTGGTAATATATATTGGGGTGCCACCGAATATTTTTCAACCCCAGTACCATACAATGGGCTCTACCAAACTACTGATTCAACAATTGTTTATGGCAAATGTGATTCGTCTGGTAATTTATTATGGCAAAGACAAATTAAAAATTTATACCCAGTCAGCAATACGAATCTCACACAGCGTCCTCCACCATTTTTTATATATGGTTTATTTGTAAAAACTATTTCAGGTAACCCATATTTAAATCTATTAGGTTCAGGTCTAGACTATTATGGTAAACCTGCAATAGTTATAATTGGTTTCTTTGTAGGCACAACGCCTAATGATTATCTATCTCCCGGCACCATTTCCGGTTCAACTGGTGTAATTTATCCAGGCACAAACACCGATCAGGAAGAAGGTAATTTAATTGCCTTCCATCAAAATTCTGGTTTAACCGCAGTTGTTGGAAAATCAATCCTTACGGGAACTGAAACAGGCAATAACATTTACGAAGCAGGGTTTGTTGCAGTGTACGATGGCGGGTTTTCAATATCAGGGTACAATTATGGTTCTACTGGCACAACATTGTTCGCCGAAAGTTTTACTTTAAATACCACAACAGTTACACCAGTCTTTACAAATACATCTATTACTAGTAGTGTAACCACTGGTATCCTATATTCAGTAACACTAGTAAACAATTTGTATCGCCAGAATCACCCTGTGTGGCAATTTGGTAAAAATGGCAAAACTAATATTGCTATGGAATATATTTTACCTGCCACATCAGCAAAACCAGGCCAAGTCTTAACTATGGGCGACAAAGGTGTGACTTATTGGGGAACCCCGGCAGTTGAATCAAGGAGTACAGAATATTTCTGGACAGGGACACAACATTTTATCGGAAAAGGACTAAAGACTAGCCTCCTCCTACAAGGTGCACATAGTTTTGCTCTTTCCGCAAGCGGCACCGAAAACGTTTATATAGATGTAAATGTAGATACTGCTGTGTACTACACCTTGCCAGCATCTGGTAATTGGTCAACATCATTATATTTACTTGGCGGGCCGTATACAGGGATTTTTATTAATCCAAATCAAACTGTAACATATTGGGCTTTGGTCACACAAGGATCAACCGCATACTACAATAAAGATATTTGGATTAATGGTGAAATTGTTACAAATGTGGAATGGTTGACGGAACGACCACTAGCAGGTAATCCAAACAGTATTGATATATATGAGTACAATGTTACACGGCTTACCTATAGTCCAGCAACCTATAAAGTTACAGCGGCAAGATATAAATATGTACCGCAACCACCGGATACCTACTGGTTAACACAAGGTCCAGATCCTGTAGATATTACTTTTAGTTATCTGGCGAACAGTCCACAATACGATTCTAGCGGTAATGTATTAGTTGTGGGTTCTAAAAGTAACTTTTTATTTGTAGCAAAATTTAATCCTAACGGTGAATTCCAGTGGGGTTGGACTCTATCCAGCAGCCTGGGCAGCGCCTTGTCGAGCTTGCCTGGCACAGCAATTGATTCTTCAAATAACTTCATTGTTTTAGCATACAATCCTGCTATTGATAAAACTCTACTGCTTAAAATTGATAGTAGTGGGGCAATAGTTTGGCAAAGACATTTAGATAATAGATACACAAGTGTAGCATGTGATAGCACAGGTAACATTTATAGTTGCAGTAACGAGGACAACGTATTAATAAAATATGACTCGGCCGGAAATATGGTCTTGGAGGTAGCATTTGATACTATTTTATATCTTAAAAGTGTGGCAGTAGATAGTTCTGGCAACATATATCTTGCTGGTAATAGCTATTTCTTAAAATTAAATTCCTCAGGCGCAATACAGTGGCAAAAAAATTCAGTACAAAATGGTGATTTTATGAGAATTACACTGTCTAGTGCTGGACTTGCATATATAACTAATACAGAGGGGCACATATTTACCGTAGATACATCAACGGGAAATCTAACAGCATTGCGTAAATTTACAGGACTTTATGCAACTTTTGATAGATTATTAAGCATTGATGTTGATAGTAGTGGAAATATTTACTATGCATTATCGGGGGGACTTAACACCACTAATACATTTTATGGAAAAATAGACAACGCTGGCACAGTTTTATGGGAAAATAGTCTTACTGCAAATACTTCTGGGGTATTTTCTGGTAAAGCAGAATTTTACGGCATTAAATTTTCTTCCAACTCAATTTATACAGCAGGCCAGTTTTACGGTGCTCCAAATTCAAACGCCCAGAACTTTTTTGCTGCAAAATTACCAGCCGATGGCTCAGGAATAAATTATTATAGGCGTATGACCAGCTATTGGTCATTTAATATAGCCTCTAAGACACCCACTGGGTATACAGCTCAACCACAATACTGGTTTAATGGCGCTATTATTGCAACTGTTGTTACATATATCACTGATACAATACCAACACTTACACCCACCGCCATGGATGGCTCCAATTTCTATACTATGGAAATTTTACCAACATATTAAATTAAAACACAGTTATTAAATACATCAATATGTTAAATCCATTCCAGTGTGACTATATGCACCGCCTACAAGAATGGAGGCACCTGCGCACAGCAGCCAAACCCCTACCACTAGAAGAAGTAGCAGTGGAAGTGGATAGGTGGTGGCAACGTGCACCAATCCAAAACCATCATCTACACCCAGCCGATATAGATAACTGGCCTGATCCATGGACATTACTTTCCGATAATCAGTGGTGTACATTGACAAGAGCAGTAGGAGTATGCTACACTCTGCTTATGGCGGATATAAATGACATAGAATTGGTAATTGCCACAGACCAAACATGCATAGACCATAATTTAGTCATAGTGGGTGAGCCAAAATATGTGCTTAATTATCACCCAGACAGTGTGCTAAGTACGTGTCTAGCAGAATTTAATATAAAGCAACATCTTCCAGTAGATAAATTAAAAATAAAGATAAAATAAAACCTATGACCATACATGTAATTAAACGGGATGGCAGCCGTGTGCCACTAGACATTTCTAAAATCCAACGCCAGGTAAAATACGGTTGTGGCGGCATCGACGGAGTTAGTCCATCAATGATTGAACTGAAAGCACAAATTCAATTCCACGATGGCATTTCAACTGAAACAATTGATGAATTGCTACTTCAAGCCATGGTTGGATTGGTTGATGAACAGGAAAATCCTGATATTAACAACGTTAACTACCAGTACGTTGCAGGCCGCCAGCGTGTTTCCATGCTGCGTAAGGAAGTATACGGCACTTATTACCCACCAAAACTACACGATATCGTAAAACAAAATGTAGAAGCCGGCATGTATACGGCTGACCTATTAGAATGGTATACAGAAGATGAGTGGGGTATTATTGACCTTTTTATTGACCATGCCAAAGATGAAAGGTATGCATATGCCCAGATTGCTCAACTTTGTGAAAAATATCTTGTACAAAATCGTAGCACAGGCAGGATATACGAAACTCCACAGGTACGGTATGCTGTCGCTGCGGCAACTGCATTCCACTCAGAACCAAAAGATAAAAGATTAAAATATGTTAAAGAATACTACGAATGCGCTTCGGATGGCCATTTCACTCTTGCTACTCCTGTCCTCGCTGGCCTCGGTACTACTACTAAACAATTTAGCAGTTGCGTCCTTATTAGCAGTGACGATACATTGGATAGTATATTTGCTGCTGGCGAAATGATGGCAAAATATGCCAGTAAACGGGCTGGCATTGGCCTTGAAATTGGCCGTATCCGCCCACTAGGCGCACCTATACGCAACGGAGAAATTAAACACACCGGACTTATACCATTCCTTAAGAAGTGGTATGGAGACCTACGTAGTTGTAGCCAGGGCGGAATCCGTAACGCCAGTTGCACCGTATATCTGCCAATTTGGCACTACCAATTTGAAGATTTTATTGTATTAAAAAATAATCAGGGCACTGAAGAAACACGTATCCGTCAATTAGACTACGGTGTAGTAGTTAGTAAATTATTCTGGCGCCGCTACAAGAATGGTGAAAACATTACCATGTTTGATCCACATGAAGTACCAGACCTGTACGAAGCATACTACCGTAACACAGAACTATTTGAGGAACTATACAAGAAGTACGAAGCCGATAAAACCAAGAAACGTAAAATATTGCCAGCAGAGGAAGTATTTAAGGGCGGTATTCTAAAAGAACGTACAGATACAGGCCGTATCTACATCGTTAACATAGATAACGTAATCAATCAAGGTCCATTTGATACAGAGGTAGATCCAATCTACATGTCTAATCTATGTGCCGAAATCCTTCTACCCACTAAGCCATTCCAACGACTAGAAGATGAGTCGGGCAGGATTGCCCTGTGCACCTTGGGCAGCATTAATTGGGGTGCATTCCGTAATCCTTCTGATATGCGACGGGCTTGCCGCATACTAGTACGTAGTCTAAGTAATCTACTAGGATACCAGGACTTTCTTAGTGTTCAGAGCCGTAGTGCAAATAGTGACTTTGAACCACTTGGCGTAGGTATAACTAATCTAGCATATTGGCATGCCAGGCGTAACTTAAAGTATGGTTCACCAGAAGCCCTTGCTGAAGTTAAAACCTATATGGAACACCAGGCATACTACCTAACTGAGGCCAGTATTGAGTTGGCCGAAGAACGTGGACCATGCGGCCGTAGCGAACATACCTGGTATGGGCGTGGAGTATTTCCATGGGAACGCCGCGCAGCCGGGGTAAATGATCTAGCAGATTTTACACCACAAATGGACTGGGAGGGGCTACGTAGCCGTGTTAGGGTTTCTGGCATACGTAATGCTACCCTAATGGCAATTGCACCAGTAGAATCCAGTTCGGTTGTATTAAATTCTACTAACGGTATTGAGTTACCTATGGAGTTAATATCTGTTAAGGAAAGCAAGGCAGGTAGTTTTGTACAGGTAGTGCCAGACTACAAGCGTCTTAAGAACCGCTACCAATTAATGTGGGAACAAACTGACTGCGTAAACTACCTTAAAACAGCAGCAGTGCTAGCCGCGTATGTTGACCAGAGTATTTCCACAAATACTTTCTATAATCCTGCACACTATGAGGGCGGTAAAGTACCAGCAACAACCGTTGCCAAGAACTTAATGTTGGGCATACATTGGGGTCTTAAGTCGTATTATTACAGCCTAATTAATAAGGTTGGTGCAAAGGCAGCCCTAAAAGAAGAAAATAATGTAATACCATTCACAGCACCGGTTGAACCAGTGTTTGATGAAGAGGCTTGCGAAGCCTGCAAACTTTAGGATAAAAAATGTTAGAGACAATATCAGACCTCTTTGGTGAGGCATACCGGAGGAATTGGATTACTGCCCGTGATGGTAATGCCAGCATACGTTGGCATGACCGAGACCACTTCTACGTTACACCTAGTGGTATACGTAAACAAACCCTGCAACCAGAAATGTTTAAGAAGTTGTCACTGGGTGGTGAAACACTACCGTATACGGACATTAGTGCTAATTTAAAACCTAGTGGCGAACTACCTATGCACTTGGCACTACAGACGGTAATAGATACAGAGGTTAGAGTAGTGTTACACCTACATCCAACCTATACAGTTGCCGCAATGTATGCAGGTATACAATTACAGGATCTACTTAATGAGTTCCCAGAACTAAGCCGCTACACTTCTGTAGCGCCCAACGTACCACTAATTCCACCAATTACTAAAGAATTGGCAGAAGCATGTGTGAAAAATATTGGCTATCACCCAGTGACAGGAAAGATAAAATACAATATTGTTGGTATGGACAGGCATGGTGTAGTTGCTGTTGACACTAGTCCGTGGCGGGCATTTGAACACATTGAGAGAACTGAACATTGTTGTCGCATTATGTTGGCTGGAATGAAATAAAGTATTTTAGAAAAACACCAAGAACGTTTAATAAAAATTAAAGGAAAAACAATGAGTGCAGAACAATATAATTTAGCCAAGCAAACAAATTACACACGTAGGTCAATGTTCTTGGATCCAGAGGGTCCAGTAACCGTACAACGTTTTGAGGAAGTTAAGTACCCAAAACTTAGCCGGTTTGAGGAAACGGCAAGGGGATTTTTTTGGGTACCAGAAGAAGTTACCCTAACAAAAGATAAGATTGACCACAAAGATGCTACAGAGGCAATCAAGCATATTTTTACAAGCAATCTACTAAGACAAACTGCCCTAGACAGTATACAGGGCCGTGCACCGGTGCAGGTATTTACGCCTGTTATCAGTATACCAGAACTGGAAGCCCTGGTATCTAATTGGAGTTTCTTTGAAACTGCCATACATAGTAAGAGTTATAGCCATATAATCCGTAATATCTATGGTGTGCCAAAAGAAGAGTTTAACCGTATACATGATACTGCTGAAATTGTAAGCATGGCTGCCAGTGTAGGTAGGCACTATGAAAACTTACACCGCTTGAATTGTAACAAGGAGTTAGGTCTAGTTGTTGATGAACGGGAACACATTAGAGCCGTTTGGATGGCCCTACATGCAAGTTATGCCTTGGAAGCCCTGCGCTTTATGGTAAGTTTTGCCACATCATTGGCTATGGTAGAAAATAAAATCTATATTGGTAATGGTAATATTATTAGCCTAATTCTCCAGGATGAGTTGTTACATACTGAATGGACTGCCTGGATTATTAATCAAGTAGTCAAGGATGATCCACGATTTGCGGCCGCAGCGGCAGAATGTGAAGCAGAGGTATATGCCCTCTATGAAGAAGTTATTGCTGAGGAGAAGGCCTGGGCTGACTACCTGTTTAAGAAGGGCCCAGTAATTGGGTTAAACGCAGAGATACTAAAGGACTTTGTTGATTGGACAGCATATAACCGGCTAAAGGATATTGGTATCAAGTACAGGGCACCACACCCTAAGTCTACACCAATACCATGGTTTAATAAGCACCTTAATATCAACAAAAAGCAGGCAGCACTACAGGAAACGGAATCTACCAATTATGTTATTGGTGTAATGTCCGATACGGTTGATAAATTATTATTGCCTGACTTATAATCGGGTTAAGTACTATAGGAGTTAATAATGCAAGTAGTAGTATGGAGTAAGAATAATTGCCCCTATTGTGATATGGCAAAAAAGTTATTGAAACAAAAGGGTGTAGATTACGAGGAACGTAATATTAATGCTGGTAATTGGACTAAGGAAGACCTCCTTGGTGCAAATCCACTGGCAAGAACAATGCCACAGATATTTTTTGGAGACGAATGTATTGGTGGTTACAATGAATTAGTAGCGAGGATTGGATGAAAAATATAGAAATTGGTGAAGTTTATACAGTTAAGTTAATTAGCGGTGAAGAGTTAATTGCTAAAGTTGTTGGACAGGGTGCAGGTTATATTGAGGTATCACACCCCCTAACTATTGCGCCTAACCCACAGGGTATGGGTTTGGTGCCGGCAATGTTTACGGCGGATCATGACAAAACAGTAGAACTAAATACTAATGCAGTGGTAATGTTGAGTACTAGTGCTGAT